AGAAGCCTACACCTGTACCACATAGCAAGATGAACATAGCTTCATCGAATGACTTGACATCATCCACTGGCATGTATGCACAGTTATATCCTGCAGTGTTATCACGTGCCAGTGCAGGACCAGCGGTCATTACACTACGCATGGAAGGCATAACCTCTAGGTTAAGCATGGCAAATAGGATATCATCCTCTGTACGTACATCAACTTTGCCCTTAACTACATTAGTTATAAAGCGTTCAACTGTTTCACGCCAATTCTCACGGCGGTTCTCTGACTCAATCCAACGTGCATACCTTGAGGTAGCAATGAAGGACTGGTAATCTGTGGGTAGATAATTATTCATATGGGTTAATCCTCTGTGACGATGCGAATATTTTTAATGGTTATTCCATCAATGTCGTAAATAAATTCTTGTAAGGCATCCTTGATTTCTTCATCAACATTACCATCAATAGGTACTGGGTAGTCATCTTCATCTAAATGTAGTACAAGCATTACTTTAACTATCATCATCACCATCCAGTGTTTCAATCAACTTGTCGAGATACCAACGGGCCTTCTTCAAGTCTTGTACTGGCTTACCTTTGTATCGCCAGCGGTGCATGTACTTCTTTACATTCCATTCACAGCCACCAATGAACGCATCAATAGGCATGTTATCATATAGGTAGTCAACGCATTCAATGCTACCACTAGCGTAGTGCTCTGGATTGTTTACGTCATCAGTAACAGGTGCTGCTTCATGCGGTTTATCTGCCCACTTAGCCATTGATCTTATCTCCCTAGTGCTTGTTACGGAAGTCAACTTTAACTACGTTGCCTTCGTGGTTTAATTCATGTACGTCATCTTGCTCTGCTTCTTCTCCGTACTTATCTAGTAATTCATCAGTATAGTCAACCAATTGTGTACGGAAATCTTCATCTGTTTCCATATAAGGTATAGATGATGCTACAATATTGGCTAAATAAATCATGTGTTCAAAGTCTTCATCACCTAAGTCATTGTCTTTTGATGTGACGATAGACACACCTAGTGACCCATCCCATTCATTGTTTTCATCAATGCTAGGGGATAGTCTAATTAAAAAATCATTGCTATCAAAGCCTGTAATTTCTTTAATCTCTTCTTTCATAGCTTTAACTCCTATTAAATTTCTTCAGTGGGAAAGTAATAACTGGTGGATACTTACGCTTTCCTTTTTCTTCTAGCCAAGGTAGTGGTACGATCTTGTCAAAGTACTTTATGTTATGTTTATCGCACCACATACCATATGTAGTCTTAGATGTCTTACTTAACTTAACCTTACTGTTGTAGAATACAAAGCGTATGTCTAATGTAGGGTGTTGCTTCTGAACTTCAAGGTGTTTACGCCTATCATCTGACGTAAACAATCCTTTTGATTCAATTATAATTCCGTTAGTCAATACAAAGTCAGGAGTATAGGTGCGGTACGTCAGGTCTTCCCATTCAATCTTAATCTTTTCGTACAAGTATGCTTGCTTAAGTTCAGTAAGATATTCTGACAGCCTAACCTCTAGCCCACTCCTATACCCACGCTTACGTGCAGCTTTGTATTGTTTTCCATTCATAGTGTGAAGGGATTCCTAAAATACATAGTGTATCCTAGCTTATCCAGTTCCTTACGGACAGCTTCATCCGCTTCCTTACGTGCAGTGACTACCTCTCGTAGCTTACTGTACTTTAAATCTGCAGCAGCTTCACGTGCCTTTCTCAGATTGCTCTGCATTTCTTCAATGGCTGCTTCCATTGCTTTGATTTCATCATCGCCTAGCATTACTTGTGTTCCTCTGCAATTGTAATATAAGATGTTATCTTAGGGTCTTTAGCTTGTGATGGAATAGATGGACGTTCCACCATGTCTGGCCAACAACTGTACCTGTAGTCACAGAATACACAAGCACTATTCAATGTCGTATTACCTGTAGTCTTACCACGAAAGGTTTCAACTTCAGGCTCAAAGCAACGCTTGAATACATTAGCTTCGACAGTCTTGGCAGTAGAATTTAGTTTGGCTACTTCCGAATCCATGTCGATGTTGTCGGCTGGTACATACTTGAATGCACCGTTAGCTTTGTTGACAACCCACCAGCCACCTGCCTTCTTACCCGATGCCTTAGCATACCCAGCAAGCTGACCTACATAGCCGAATGAATCTCCCTTGTGTAGTGTGTCAAATGATTCAAACTTATTCCTGTATGACCAATCCGATGCAGACTTTACGTCATCCACCGCACCATCAATAACAAGATCGTATGTTCCATTGACTGTAGTTGTATCCAACTCAAGTGATACAGGTGCATGACATTCTTCAAACGCTATCCCTGCCTCAGTTAGTGCGCCCTTGAATACTGCCTCAACAATATCCCCAAGCATCATGTTAAACATAAAGGTAACAGGCTTAGGCAGAGCTTCCTCTGGCTTGTTCTTCTCAAACCAGAGTTGGCAAGTTGGCCTACCTATGTTGGACATACGTAGACCGAACTCTTTTCTGCGTGACCCACTACCAAACTGTCGGCGCACTGCATCAGTAACATCCTTGCCAATACGTTCAATGGTTTCCTCTGAGATAGTGGACTTGCCATTAACCGCATCAGCTAGGTACTGATGTAGTGCCAGTTCGGCTGGATGTTTCATGTGATTACGCTACCTCTTCTGAATCAATGTCGATGAAGTCATTAACAATGTCTACATCAATGTCATCATCTTTCATAGCACTATCTTTCCATGTAGTCAAGATATAGGTGTTGTAATTACTAACCCATCCCATGAAATCAGCGAAAGTATTCTTATCCTCATTGGTAATGTCATGCGTAGATGTAACGTCAAGTGTAGTCACAGGAAGGAAGAAGCTAGAACCACTAGGAAGCTTGCGTTCTTCTGTAGTCGAAGTGATCTTGTGATGTGGTAAGAGTAGGCGTAGCTTAGTGTATCGTGCAAACACTTCTCCTACTGACTTGAATGCATCACGGTTATCAATCTCCCAGATGAATGGTGTAGCTGCTACATCAACAGGATTACCCTGATCGTCTACTGCATCTACTAGTTCAACTGTTCCAAGGATAACACGAACACGCTTGATCTGTTTGATTAGATCCTGCATCTTGTCTGACAGTGCCTTGAAGTCTGCAATATAACCAGATGGTTTACCGCAGTTGAATGTACCAGCATTGTCTTTCAAGTCCATGTTCAAGTTGTCTTCCATGACAGTCTTGACATAGCGATTAGGCTGATCACCTTGTCCCTTAATGAAACGCTTATACATAAAGCGTTGAACGTATGGGCGTATGATAGCAGTAGGTGCGTAGTATGTAGGTCCATCTGGAATCTCCAGTTTGTACATACCACCAGAAACTACTTCCATATTAACCATCTTACCCTTGACTTCAGCCTGACCCATCAATGGTGTGTGATGGATACGAAGACGGGCAAGGTTGTTACTTTTCTTTTCAGACTTACCCCCCTCAGATGCTATGCCCATTGCCTTAGCCATAGCTGCATAGTTAGCATTGGTGTCTAGTGTTACGATGTCATTCATATTAGTGTTTATCCTTTATAGGTTTACGTATTCAAATGAGTCGATAGGTATATCACGCAACGTCTTTAGTGTCAAGCCAATTCGGTCCGACCTTTGCTTCTAGTAGTAGTGGTACATTGAAGTCTATATTCCAGTGTGCGTCTACCAAAGACTTTAGTACTTCGTTCGTCTTGTTTATCACTGCAATGACCTGTTCCTGTTCGTCAGGGTGTATGTCAATCACAATGGAATCGTGCACGGTATTTACCACACAACTGTGTAGTCCGTCAAGTAGTTTATCAATGTGCAGTAGTGCAATAGGTACAATATCTGCAGTGGCAAACCCTTGGACGGGGTAGTTCTTTATCTGGGTGAAGAATGTAACGCCACCGAACTGTCGCCGTGTCACATCAGGGAATGAATACTCCCTACCAGATGGTATAGTAATCTTACGTGTGCTCAGTGCTTCTTTAGCAAGCCGCTGATGCCACTCTGCAATGCCGTGGTACTTCTTAGTGAACTGTTCGTAGTATGCAGCTTCAGCAGGTGTCCTACCGAATCCACTGGCCCCATACAAAGGTGCAAAGGTATGAGCCTTAGCCCCTTGCCTAGATGTCTTCTGACCAGCGGCAGAGATGACACTAGCTGTATAACTGTGCACATCAAAGCCCTCGCTTACTTCCTTAATAGCCACTTGGTCTTGTGATAAGAAGGCAGCTACACGAAACTCTAGCTGAGCAAAGTCTGCTTCCATGATCTTGCCACCAGCCCATCGTGACACAAAGACTTTCTTAACTGGGAACGTACCACCACGGGGCATGTTCTGCATGTTAGGATCAGCACCAGACAAACGACCTGTTGATGTGCGGTGCTGCAATAGTCTTACGTGTAGCTTACCATCCTGCTTTGTGTTAGTAGCAATGCCACCTACGAAGCTGGATAGGTATGTGTCTACTGCCGATAACCTACGTACATCTAATAAGAAACGTGCAGCTTCAGTCATGCCCTTGGATATAGCTATACGTTCCAAGAACTCTAGGTTATCCTTGCCTGTACCAAAGCCATTGGCACTGACCCACTTAGCATTGGGAGCTACGAAGCGTAAGCCAGCTACTCTTTTTGTATCATCATGAAAAAGATAACCACCACCAGAACAACGAGTACATTTATTTGTATTTGCGAAAGGTGTTCCATTCTTACGTGTCTTTCTTACTTGCCCAGTACCAGCACACTCCTTACACTGTACTGCTTTCTGTTTATACAAGACACTTGAATGACTACGTACAGTCGAACGAAACTCTGTGTCTGGCATACGATCACCGAACTCTGTAGCCCAAGCATTCTTATCGTGTGGCTTACGGCTGTATACAACCCACGACAATTGCTCTGGGCTGTTGAGATTGATTGGCCTGTCACCCATAAGGATAATGATCTGTTCCTGTAGACTATTGATCAGGCCCTGCTTCTCATCCTCAAACTGCTTACGTACATCCTCAAGTACAGATAGATCTACTGCAAAGCCACGCTGATAGATACGTGCCAAGCATAGGCATAGATCAAACGTAAGGTAGGCAGTAGGCCATAAGGTAGGCATTGCATCTAGCTGATCCTTGATCTTGACATACAACTGTTGTGTCGCATGAAGGTCAGCACTGAGGTACATGGACAGTTCATCGTGTGGTATGTCACGGGTGGAGTAACCTTTCTTGAAGTACTCCTTGAGTGTGTCTTGCTTCTGTGTGTCTAGCTCGTACCGTTGAGCACAAGCATCTAAGCTCAGTGGTTCCTTCTGACCACGTTGCAGGATGTATTCACCTAGCATGGTGTCGAATACCTTGCCATCATACTTGAAGCCTGACTCCCATAGCCACAGCAAATCATGCGGTGCATTGTGAGCAATCAGTAGCTGGGTATTGTCTAGTGCATCTTGTACTGTACGAAATCCATCTGTCGTAGGCTGTTGCTCTGAGTGATCGAAGGTAACAATCGTTTCGTTACCGCTATCATCTAGCATACCTACCATGACCAGAGTATTGTCTGGCTCGAATGGATCAAGGTGCATCTTGTCGTTACGTTTAGTGACTGTATTCTCTACGTCTAGTGTTAGTATCATTGTGTATATTCCTATCTACTTGTCTGCCAAGTATTCCAAATGTGTATAGTTTATTTCCGTCTGCGTCTTTCTAGGTATGCCCCCTCTGGTAAATTAATTGCAGCTACTATGTCTGTTAGCTGTTGGTAGCTCATGTATATAATCTCTTTTACATCTATGTCAAGGTGGTGTTGAACAATAAATATATCTTCATCACAAAGTAGTACTTCAACATCAGAATATTCGTCACGATCATCTACGCTCACTATCTCTGTGCTATCAAAGTGATGTTCAACTGTGAACATGTGGGTATTCCACTACAGTTCCAGTACGCCATGACTTAGCATACTCCTCTGCCGTATCCTTGTTAATGAATAGCAACGGTTTGCTCTCGTAGTTGAATGGGTTGTCTGCACTGGCATACATACCCTCATCATAATCTAACTGAATCCACACTGCATACTTAGTCATTGCCTTGCTCCTCTGATTCCATACCCTTCATGACAAGCTTCACGAAACCGTACTCAAATATCTTATGGTATGTTTCTGCATTCATGTCAAGTGTTAGTGTAGCTGACCCGTCCTCATTGTCTGTTATAGTTTCTATTTTAATAAAGTCTTTCATCTTTGTTCTCCTTAATATGTTTACGAAACCGTTTGTTGTATGCACGTTTGATCTTTTT